GGGGATCGTTGATATAGCCCAACCTTTCCAATAAAGCCAATGGTGTTTATATGCGTAACCATTAAAAGCGCTTGCTGTGTGGTTCTATGTATCGCCTCAACTCTCTACAGCTTAGAGAGGACGCGGCTAGCGGAGATAGATGATTCTACTCGACGGTAGCAGGTGTTAAGAAGACGAGATCGATCCGGATGATGCCTTAACACCCATGCAAGTTGACTGAACCAGTCAATGTAATCATCCGAAGTTTGGGGGTGCGAAAGAAATCGGTAAACCGTCTTTATGGCGGTTTCAGGACTGGCGAATCCCTGTTCCGTCCACTCATGAGAGCAGAACGAAATCCCTTTGAGCATCGTGTTCGTCTTCACAAATTTTACACGATGCCCTAATTCTTCCAGGTACTTCCCAGCATTTTCCCAGTACCTTTCCGTGGAGTCATCACCCATAGCACTTACTCCAGTTTTACCATCAACGTGAGGTTTCTCACCAGCTCTAATACGACCAACTTGAGTTGCCAGATTCCGCATAGCGGAATTAGTACTCGAGGTCCAGTATGAGCCGGAATTTTGAATTCCATCAGTTAATTGTTCAACCATTTCACCACCGGGTAAGACATACACTGATCTCGCTGTACACCGGGCTTGTACACGAAGAAGGAAATCAAATAATGATCCCTTCTTGGCTTGCGCTAGCCTCCGGCGTCTCTCCGAGTCAGCCTCCAATTCCCATGACTGTACAGACCAATCCCAACCAGAAACATCAGTCTCCATGATTGGGCCTATTTCTAGCTCTTTTCTAAAGATATCCGCCATAATTAACAGACCCTCGTCATTCAACCCTATACCGGGGCGCGAGGGGCATGTAGTCCATGCCGCAATCTCGGCATTGTTTTGCAATGCTCCAAGAATGCGTTCTTTCAGTTGATCTCTAAGTGAAACGCCTGATATCAGGCGTAACTTCCCTGAGTTCAACTTTCGTCTATTATGGGGCTCGTTCTTTATGAATAAGCGAATGGGGTCACGTACTCCAGTTACAATGAGCTCTTTTGCGTTCAAGTCGAAGACTTGCTCGCCTAAAAGGATTGCATTCAGGAAGGATGTTACCACCATCTGTTTCACCTCACCTGAATAATGCTCAAGGACGGATGCATTATCACGTCCGAGCTTCATCAGGGGTATTCCAGGGGTTGATTCACCCACTACCTTACTTAAGCAGTTGTCCAATTTCAGTTGTTCCATTATCAAATCTAAATCCGGTGCGTTTCCTCCTCGAAAGATTCTTCCTAATTCGGAGTCATCTTGAAGACCTGGGGGGACTTCCGTTTCCGGAAATTCCCCGCTTTGGATGAGGACGTTAATGGCGGCTTCGATTGTTTGGTCGTCTGGTCTAGGGGCACGGATGTGTTCGGCGGCGTGGATTCTGAGACTACGCTCGGTTGCTTCGCGGGAGACGAGGGGCCACTCGAACTCTTTGAGTTCTGGGATGGCTTCCTCTTCCTCTGGCGTCGGCTTCCGCGTTTTCTCTTTTCCCCCTCCTGGATAACCACTGAAGGTTCCGGCTGATCTAAGCCTACACCCTTCTGAGGTTTCGCCAAAAGGTCCTGGGGTCCAGTCATACTGCCCGAGTTCGCAGCCAAGATCTGGGACGATAGATCGGCTGGGCAGTTTCCCGCCCTTGCTGATTCATCCCCGAATTTTGGAAGACTCGAGAAGTCCATGTCATCCTCGTTTAACATTTCAGCCCAGGAGTTCCCACTACCTGTATAGGTAGCACTCAACGGGGTGAGGGCATAAGCTGAACCTTTTGTCCGTACCAATTTGTCTATACCGTTTACACGAAATCTAATTGCATCCCAGTCAGTGTTCCACGTATCAGCATGGGTAAACGCGCGCTCTCGTGACTCGCTTTCTTGACCTATATTAAGCCAATCCAGAGACAAGGCGGTGTTAAAACCAACATCTCCGCGCAAGTGTACGCCCACGATGTGGTTTCCGCTGATAATTGGGGTTCCCGAAAATCCTTCTTGGGTCGAGGTTGTATGCTTGAACAAGAAGTTACCATCCATACCTATTACAGTACCTGATGTCCTTACATCTTGTCCAGTCAACCTGCCAAACACCGAGATAGGTTTCCCTACACAGGGAGTACGTCCAATGTTTCCAATACCAACACCCAAACGAGAACACACCATATCGGGTACCTCAATCCCGACTACATCCATTTCTGGGGTCAGGAGATTTACCTTCCATTTAGGGTCCATTGGGAATGTGATACCGTTTCTCATTAGGAAAACTTCGGTACCTGCCTCAATCGCAGTACGTCTAACGTGGTTTGCAGTGATAATCGTTGATCGATCCCCAAGCCGCACACGGAATCCACAACCAATAATCGTATTATTTACAACAAAGTAAACAATATATTTTGGGAGGGGGCTCTTCAACACCAGAGAGGTGGCTATTAGCGATTCATCTTTTGGTTTTGTTGGAGTATGACTCAACAACATACCAAAAAGAGATTCAGCAGAAGCTCTAACCTTCAATAGTCCGTTGGCAGTTTGGCATTCGATGTAAGCTCCCTGTGAGTCCCACTTCAGTACTCCAGAGACCTCATTAGGAGATTCTACAAACGATCCGGTTTTGGTAGAAATTAACCACCATGTCCAGATTGCGAGTACCATCTTAATGGGGGCTAGCATAATCGTATACAAACACATCTTTAAACCTTTCAATAAATATACACAGAGGGGAGCCAATGCGTACAGG